TCACCGTGTAAAAGAATTAGAAGTACACCGCCACACTGGTCATGACATTATTTTAATTACACAGTCCCCATCGTTTTTGCATAATCACGTCTTATCTTTAGTCGGTGAGCATTATCACTTACACCGTGCTTATGGTCGTTCTTATGCTGACGTTTTTTTGTGGCGTTATACTGCGCATAGCCCTGACTCCACTGGCGCAAAGAATAAAGCAGAATCTCATACTAAATTTAAGCCAGATGCAAAGATTTTTGATAAATATAAATCAACTGAAGTTGATACTCATAAATTAAAAATTCCGCCCCTTTATTTTAAATTAGGCGGTTTTCTCGCCTGTGTATTACTTTTAATTGGCTACATGGTTTTTGGTTCTGATAACCCTTTTTTAAGTGCTTCTAAAATCAAAGAAAATGCAGATATTGCTAGTGGTAAAAAACAGGCTGAACAACCTTTAGTTGGTTCACAAGCTGCATCTGCTTCCATATCTTCACCAGGTGCAGCTCCCGATCTTAGTGTTGAATGTCGAAAGGGTGTCAATATAGAAAAACCTGAATGTATAAAATGGTTTGATGATCTTACTAAAAATGGTTCTTCTGTCACATCTTCTGGTCAAGTTGTTCAAACCGTTTCATATAATCCAAACAAGCCTTATGATTTTGAATATCAACCACAAGTACAACCAACAGATTTCCCTCGAATGTCAGGTGTGATTAAACTCTCTAATGGTCGTCTAATGGCTGTCGATCAGCAGGGCAACTATATGCCTGAAATCTCTGCTCGTGATTGCCAAAAATGGTTAGATGGTTATAGACCTTTTGATTATTTTGCACAGAAACAAACTCAACAAGTAGTTCAGTCAGATCAACAAACTCAACAACAAGTTCAACCACAAATACAACAACAAACTCCGCAAAATGAGGTTTCTATATGAATTATTTAACACCTACCGATTTAAATGCTATTAATCAGCTTTTTCTTTTTATTACTTTTTTTGCTTGTTCTGTTGGTCTTTTCTTTGCTTCATTTATATATCGAATTTATAAGAAAATCTCAAGAAATATTAATTTTCCTAATCGTATAAAAACCGAAGAAGGTTATTTATATCGTTCCATTAATGGTACTTATGTTTCTAAGCAAAGATGCGAAGAAATACTTATTCAAAAAAAATTTAAGAGAATTGATTCTTATATTGCTTTTCATACTCGGATTCTTAATCGCTTAAAAGCAGAACGAGTGTCTACGAGTGATTCGAGAAATCAAAATTCTGAAACTTCTTCTCTCTGATTACAAGCTCCCGTATGATTAAGACCAGTAGAAATAGAGCATCCCGAATGGGTGCGAACTGGGGGAATTTATGTTATCTCAACAAGTTATAGATGAAGCTCAAAGGGTCGCTAAGCAGCATTTAGAAGGTAATTTGAATGTTTCAGTAAACCTTGAGGTTTTACAAAAGATTTTAAGTGATGAAGATATGTCTCATATTTTTATTGTAGAGTTTAATAATTACTTAGATAAATATCGTTCATGGTATGGAAAAGATAAGGCATAAATAAGATGCCGGTAAAGATCGCCACTGGAGAGAACAATGAGACTTTATAAATCCCATATTGATGCTTATTACAGACATCAAAAGATTTTGCGTGATTTAAGATTTTTATGTGAGCTGAATGGTGCGCCATTTAAGTCTAGAACTGTTCAATTCTTAATTAATACTGATTTCGTATAATAGCCACTGGAGAGAACAATGATAACTTTACAATATGTTAATGATCTTGCTATCGCTTCTGCTAAACAAACCATAAAGGATGGTGAACTTTATTTCACACCTTTGATGGCACGTGTTTTAAATACTGAAAAATTAAAAAAGATATTCTTGCTTGAGTTTAGAAATTATGAATTATCAGTTTCTAAGGATACAAATTTTATTCGTTTGATTAATAGATTGCCTCATTTTTGTTAGAGACTGATTTCGTATAATGTTGCCATGATTATGTTACTTGCCCTTCACATTGCTACAAATAAAAAGCCCAATGGTATCTCTCCAGTGGGCTTTTTATTTGTCAATGTTGCTACGATCCCGACAGCAAGGAAGGGCATTTAACATCAATCTGCATTATACGAATATCAGTCTTCTATATCACAATAAATTGTAATTTCCTTTTTTAATCCGCTTTTTTTACTTCTTCTATATATTTCATTACATCTTTAGCTTTTATCTCATTTAAGTGCTTGTATAACAATGCATTAATTATGTCTGCTTCTTCAATTCTTTCTTTTGTCTCAATAATAAAATCTAAAGATAGTTCTTTAATCTTCTCTGTAAATTCACCGCGGATTCTATAGGTCTTTGATAGATCTGACTTTTTCATGGTTTGTACAACTTAGTTAACTGTGATGCTATTATTCTGTCACATGTTGTATTGTTGCGTGCAATTGTGTTATGTTTCGGTTAAATCATTGCGTGTGATGTTGTTGCATGAATAACTATACTTTTAAAAGTCCACAGGATTTCACACAAGCTGCCTTCAATAGAGTGGCTGAGTTAGTTTCTCAAAATGGTCAGTTCTGCCTTGATGAATGTATTCCTGCTTTCTCCACAGAGCAGTGTTTAGAACACCTGGCATTAGTAGCTGCTGAAATGGCTTATGACTATTCATTGATTGACGCACATGCAGACTTATACAAAAAAGCAAATCAAGAATTAAAAGATGAAATGGGGGACTGCTGATGTTTAAACACAAGCCATATGCCTTACAGCCTTCTTATATTTTTACTAATTCTTACTGGTCGTCTTTTTCTGTTTGCGAATGGTTTTGGTCTGATGACTTTATGGGGGACTGCTGATGATTATTCGTTCTGTTCACCAGACTGATCTTGTTGAATGTCCTCGCTGCTATTCAATCATGCATAAGAACTATATCTCTTTTCATTTAACGCGTTGTTTGGGGTGATTCATGAGTAAGGATATTCTTCAGGAATTTGAAGACGCTTTTAATAAGTTAAAACAAAAGGCATCTAACAAGAATTTACCAAATGGTAAAACCTTAACCTGTCAAAACACAGGAGAAAGCCTTACTCAATCTGATTCACTCACAAATGTTGTTGTTCCTACCCCCATTTATAATATGGGGGTTACGGCAGTCGATCCTCGTCTCCAATTTGATGAATTCACCTTCCCCCGGAAGCTAGACAACCAAAAAATGGTTTTAACAGATAAGGGGCAGGTGCCTGTTCTTCATTCTGTTCCGTGTGATGAGTACGGCATTGCCGGTCATGACTGGGTAACATTTTCATTCTGTCAATCTACCCTGGGTGATGCTTATTACTCTTTGGCTCCTGAAGATGCTGAAAGTGAACTCACTTATGGCATTGAAACATTCCTTGATCATCATCTATATGAGATTTTTGGCTTTGGCTTAGCTGCTAAACGTGAAAAGGGCATGCATAACTACAAATTTTCCTACGAAATGGAAGATATGCTTGGCATGGTTCTTTATGGTCATTCTTCTAAGCGCATCAGTGTTCAAATTAATGGTTCAGGTTGTGCTTTAGCTCGTAAAGGTTGGCAATTACGTCTATTCAATTGGCTTAACTCTTACAAAATGGTTCATCAGGAAGATGGTTCAAATAAGGTTTTCGGCTGTGTAGCTCCAAAAATTACCCGTGTCGATCTTTGCCATGATGACTTTGAAGGTCGTTTTATCACTGTAGACGTTGCCGATCTATGGGATAACTTGGACGGTTTTTGGTGTGGTGGTCGTGCTCCTCTTATTCAGCATCTTGGTGCTTGGAAGCGTCCTTCCGGTAAAGGTCGTACTTTTACTGTTGGAGATCGTACCAGTGGCAAATATTGCCGCATCTATGAACGTGGCAAAAAAGAAGGGGATAAGGACAGTAAATGGGTTCGTGCAGAAGTCGAATTTAAGTCAAAAGACCGTTATATCCCTTTAGATATTCTGCTTGAGCCTTCCAAGTATTTTATTGGTGCTTACCCATGCTTTGAGTGGCTTGCTCGTCAATTAAAACAAGACTTGATTACCCCTCAAAAGACTGAGGTTGTTAAGAAACAATCTAAGATTAATTGGGACAAATCAATCGAAATTGTTAAAGAACAGTTTGGTAAATATATTCGCCAATACGCAAAAATTATAGCTTCTGATGAATTGGTTCAAATGCTTTCATCTAACAAAGATGAAGTACCTAAACGTTTAGAGTTTTCTCATAAAGCTGTTATGCAGTCTATCCGTATTAAACAGCCTATTTCTAATACTTCTGATGACCTTCCGCTTTTTGTGGGTGTTCCTCATTTAATTTCTAATCCATACAAGGAAAATCAAAATGCTATTTACATCTGATGTTGTTGTAACTGGTTCTAAAGCTTCAAAAGGTGAATTTAACGGTAAACCTTTCGATTCAACAAAGGTTTATGTTGTCACTGATATGCAAGCTGGTGAACGTTCTTCGGGTACTGTTTCTACCGAATACACTTGGGGAACTTCTGCAAATTATGACCAAATTGAAAAACTTACATATCCGTTCAAAGCTAAGGCTTCTATGCAGATTGTTTCTAATGGTCGTGAATCAAAAACAATTCTTGTTGGTTTAGTTCCTGAAACTCAGCCTCAAGCAAAATCAGCTTAAGGATTTTAAAACATGGCATACGTCTGTAAAGAACTACAAGTAATTGAGGGTGTGCAAACGTGTGTTTTGTGGGCTGAACAAGTTGGACTTAACGACATGTTCGGCATAACAACTGCACAAGCTGCACAGATCGGTTTAGCTTCTGCTTTAGTGATTGTCGTTGCGGCTGTGTTTAATAAACTTGGTCAAATAGGGGATAAATCTCATGACTAAAAATGAAGTTCAAACTGTACCTACAGTACAAAAACAATCTCGTTTTCAAACTTTCTTAAACCGTGGTGCTGTTGTTGCAACTGTTGCAACCGCTACTGGTATGGCTCGTGCTGATTACGATGTATCTGCAATCATCGATAACTTAGGTCTAGCTGTTACTGCTGCTGCAACTATTGGTGTGGCTTGGCTTGGATTTACTGCGGGCATTGCGATCTGGCGTAACCTTCGAGCTGCTGCAAAGTAATCGAAGTAAAAGGGGCTTCGGCTCCTTTTCTATATCTGGCACTTGGGGGCGATTATGGAAGTATCAATTTTTAATTGGTTAATTGTCATTGTTTTAATTATTGCTACAACGGTGCTAGTAAAATGAAAACACTTATAAAAATATTTATTTGCTTATCTCTTATTTATACTCCTTTCTTTGCTTTTGCATCTGCTGCTGAAAAATGGACGATTGAAGAAATATCTTATGATAATGTAGCAAAAAATATAAAAGTAAATGCTTCACGTCCTAACGCTTTTGCAGCTAATGATTATAGTTATAAAGTAAAAGTTCCTGTTACTGCTTCTGCTGCTGGATCAACTGCTTTATCTATGATTCGCATGGGTGTAGCTGGTGCTGCTTTATATGGTTTAGTTGAAGGTGTTGGCTGGATCATTGAAAATGGTGTTGTTAAAAAACCAACTGAACATAATCCTGAAAGTATTCCAAATACTCAATATTATTTTCAAGTACAGGTTGTTACTGGTCAACGTTTAAATTTTGATTCTGAAACATCAGCAAGAAGTTATATTACTAATTATGCTAAATCAGAAGGTTATACTTCTGAAAATGGGTATACAGAAGTTAATATTCCAGATCCTTTTTCTATTAATGGTTCTTATTCTGGTATTCAATCAGGTTCTATTCGTACTTATTCTTATACTAAACGTGAAAATGGATTTAGTTCTGTTTCATTTTATTATTGGATTATCCTTAATACTAAATATGATCCAAATATAAAACCTGATTCGGTTCCTGTTTCTCCTCAAGAAATGGGTGATCAAATAATTAATTCACCTGCTGCCCCACAAATATTACCTCAAATTTATAATCCCAATAATCCTGTTTCTCGTCCTAGTCCCGCTCCCGATCTTGCAGATAAAGCTTTAGAAAATGCTCCACCAATTCCTAAGCAAAATCCAAATGGTGATACAAAACCAAAACCAAATGAAGATACTGATGGAGATGGTGAACCTGATGTTTTCAATCCTGAAAAGCCTTCTGTTGGTACTGAATTTACACTACCTGAATTTTGTTCTTGGGCTGTCACTGTTTGTGAATGGTATACAAAATATAAAGAGGATTCGGATTTAGCTAAAGAACATCGTGAAGCTGAAAAACAGGTTTGGACACAAGAAGAAATTGCACGACAAGAAGAAAAGCAACAAAGAGAAGATGAAAAATCATTTTGGCAAAAAGTAGAGGATTGGTTTGATTGGTCACAAGCTGATGACGATCTTCCTGAAAATGAATCTCTTGAGATAGTCGAGCATGTAACGCCTGATCTTAAAGAAGATGCCATTTCTTGGGGTGCTGCCTGTCCTGCTGATGTTTCTATTCCGATCTCAATGCAAGGTGTTTCCAGTACGCTTGTTTTTTCTTGGGGGCCTTGGTGTCAGCTCTTATCAATTATTAAGCCTGCAATTATTGCGTCAGCATATATTGGCGCGGCTTTCATTGTTTTGGGGCTTAGAACATGAAAGCAATTTTATTTGGTCTTACAAGCTGGCTACTTTCAAACTTTGCAAAAAAAGTTTTAGTTGGTGCTGGTGTAACGGTTGTAAGCGGTGCGGTTATTAACATTGTTCTTACTGCATACATTAACAAAGCTATCGCTGCTTCATCTCAAATTGATTCAACTTATCTAGGCTTACTTTCAATTTCGGGCTTAGATCATGCAATTTCTATCATTATTGGTGCTCTTATCGCGCGTGCTACTTTATTAGCGGCGAATTTGAGTTTCAAAAAAGCGTGACTGACTGCGCGCACCGCGTGCGCTTCCTCGCATGCGTAAGCGTGGGCGGTCACGCAAAGGAGATTAAATTATGCTGATTTTAATTACTGGTAAGCCGGGTTCTTTCAAAACTGCTAAATGTGCATCATTAGCAATTGATTATTTAAAAGCTGGTCGGCGTGTATTTACCAATATTGATGAATTTAATTATGACGGTGTTGAAAAACTACCTGAAAATGATGACTGGACTAATACGCCCATTGGCTCCGTTGTGATCTATGACGAAGCACAGCAATTTGAATTTTTACAATATAAAGGCCGTGAAAAACTATCTAGTGATCACCGTGTAAAAGAATTAGAAGTACACCGCCACACTGGTCATGACATTATTTTAATTACACAGTCCCCATCGTTTTTGCATAATCACGTCTTATCTTTAGTCGGTGAGCATTATCACTTACACCGT